CAGCTTTTTCTTTTGAAGCACTAGACTGCAACTCATCAATTGCTTTCATACGTTCTTCAAGCGCAGTAGCTTGTTCACGTGCTTTCTTCATTGCAATTGTTTCAACGATAGCTGCTACATCTGGATAATCCTTTGCCCATTGTTCAATGTCTTCATCCGACTTAGGCAATTTCATTTCTTTTTGTGCAGCTTGGCTGAGTTGAGATTTAAGGTTTTCAATCTCTTTCTTAAACTCTTCAGCCTGTTGTTGCTGGTGCCTACGCAAATCAGAGTAACGTTTCTTAAATGTTTTCTCTTCTGCGTTTGTAGGTTCAGCTTCTTCTGGTTCAGCAGCTTCTTGTTCTACTTCACCTTTCTGCTCTTTCATTAACTGTTCTAGTTCTTCTTCTTCCATTTTGCGTTTTTCTTCGTTAGTGTATTTACGATTTGCAAACGCAACTTTCTTTTGTGGCTTCATTTCTTCAGCCATAATAGCTTGTTCTGCCATTGTACTTCCTTTCGTTGGGGCCAACCGTAGCCACGCCGGGGTGGGGGATTAGGTAGCCAACATATATGCAGCTAATTTATGCTGCTTGGTCAACGGAATCTTGTAAGTTCATCATTTCAAGAAGTCCGTCTTCTATGTCAAGGTTGTCAACCTCATCATAATCTCCATACATAACACCATCTTCAGCAATCAAACGATGTTTTTCATTTACAAGTGTGTAGATAAATTTATCTTTTTCTGTTGGTATAGCTTTATCTGAATCTGCTACACGTTTCCATGTACCGTTTTCATATACAGTATGTGTACCTGTTACTTTTGTAGTGCCATACATATACCAGTTTTCGTACAGACCATCTCCAACCATAGTTGTTCTAACTTTTCCACCCTTTTGTAAAATATCTCCTATTTTAATATCTTCGATATTTTTGAGTGAACCGTCTGCCATAAAGAACTTAGTTCCTGCAGCAAAACAAGACGAACCGCTATCGCTAGTATCGCTGCGACCAGCATCTGCTGCATCAGCATCTTCAGACCTGCCGCCACCATCATAACTGCTTTCTGGAATATTACCAAATTCATCACCATAATCTACTCCTGCTTCATACGCAGCATCAGCAGCAGCAAAGGCTTTATCAACATCTGTAGAGGTAGGTGTACCAGTAATGTTATCTTGCATAGGCTGATTACCTTTTTCATAGGCTTCTTGCGCTGCCTTTGAGTCTTTAATGTAATCTTCTACATCTTCATACTCACCTTTATAATTACCTGATATAATATCATTTTGAAGGTGTGTATTGTCAAAATTATTATAGTTTTCTTTTGCTTTTGCTGAAAGACCATCATATGCTTTTTTGTCTATATAGCCGCCACGCCAACCTGCAGCTAAACCTTTTTGTATTACGTTTTTCATATCCTCTACTGTTGCATAAGATGGAGAAGTTACTCCCGGACCAAACGCAGAATTTACTGCCATTCCATTTTTTACAGGTGTTCCTGTAACTGGATTAATGTCTCCACTATTATACCCTATTTTGCCACTCAAGTTAACCCCATAATTAAATTGAGCCTCTAAAACATTTTTAGCTGTTTGTTGATTAACTAAATCTTCAGCACGGGCAGGTATTTCTCCATTAGCAATGGCTACTAAATCCTGATAAGATACAGTTCCTATAGCACCCGGAGTTACTGGTGTGTCATTTAGATACCCACCTTTACCTGCTGTAAGAGACGCTATTCCAATAGGAACGCCAGCCGATGCCATAAGAAAAGATGCTAAACTTCCTAAGTTACCTGTTTGTTGTCCCGTTATACCAAAGTCTTTTTTAGCTTGTGCAGCAGCCTCAGACAAACCACCAGTACCACTACCAAAAGCAGTTGATAATCCAGCATAACCTTTGCTGTATCCTTTATACACATTTCTAGCTGCTTTTGTTGTTGGGCTTACTGTAGCAGTATCTTCTTTACCACCGCCAGTGTCTCTAGTTGTTGTTTGCCCTGTTAATGGTATAGTTGTAGAAGGTGTTTCTTCTGTTGGTGCTGCACCTTGTTCTGAATATCCTTCAGGAATAGGAAATAAAGGTTTACCATCTTTAAAAGGTATTTTTAATACCTGCCCAGCATCGTTAATATATGTTCTTTCTTCATCATATTGACCAAAACCAGATCCAACAGTGTCTGCAAAAGTAGGAATATTAGTTACTTGCAAAGGGTCTTGGTATTGAGCCTGTGTAAATTGAGTTGGTGTAAAATATGGTTGTATAGGTTGATTTGGGGTATAACCTGTACCTAATCCCGGTGCTTGTTGAAAACCAGTAATACCTGTGCCGGGTACTTGATATGTTCCTGTTTGTGGATTAACTACTCCACCAGTTTGAAAAGCATTAATAGTTTGTTCTTTGATTGACTTTTTCATATTCTATCCACCCGTACTTCATTTTTTATGTCTTCAGGAATATTTGTAACATCATGAACATAAGCTGTTTGATCTTTGTAAGTAACAAAACCAGCTTTTACCGTATCTCGTGGGTCTTTTATTTGTTGTTGTTGTGGCATACCACCTTGTGACATATTATTATCATCTTCAACATCAAGGTCATACATATCAAACGGCAAATCATCTTGTACGGTTGCTTCTTCGCTATTACCCATCTGGCCCATAGCTTCCATCTGTGCTAAACCTTGCTTTGCTTCTTGGCGCATCATCATTAGTTTTTCAAGACCAATGTAACGCACTACATCTGCAGGAAAAACAAACTCGCCTTCACTCAACTGAGCAGGAATGTCATCACGTACTTCTTCACGCAATGAGCCGGGTGGTACTTTGTTGCCTGATTCCTCATCAACCATACCGCCTTCTTCCATAAGGCCACCCTCATCAAAGCCACGTTCTACTGGCTCAAAGAGTTCCATTTGTTCTGCTATACGTTTCATAGGTACTACTCCACCTTGATTAAAAATTCTAAGTTTACCATCTTTTGTTCTGGCTGTTTTTTGACTAAACAATTCTTTTAGTTCTGATAACTTTGGCTCTGTTACATTTTTTGCAAGTACCAATGGGCCAACTTGAATTACTTCATCTGCACGTGTAACAACTTTTCCTGTTTCTTTGTTATAAAAATAACTGCCTCTATATGGATTCATACCAACTTGGGTCCATCCAGAGTCTTTATCTGCTAAAACTTTTTTTGCAAACGCTTGCAACTCATAGGGGTCTTCTGGTACATAATCACCAAACACACGAGCAATTGTAGCTTTGCCCATTGGTTTTTCTTCGCCTGATTTTTTGGCTACCCTTTTTCCTTTTGCAATATCTAATGCAACTTCTGGGTCTGAACCAAATTCAATATTTTTTAACCTAATAGCTTGTCCATAACCAACAACAGAACCATTTCTAATTTTGCCATCGTGTATTGACACAACCCATTTGTCATAATTATTATATGCTGGTATGTCTAATCTAGCACCTACACGCTGCCCCGGCTCTAAATCAAATCCCTTTACGCCTAATATACCCTTTTCTGCTTTTTTTCCCATAGAGCCTACAACATCTGTTACTGTAGGCATTTCTGGCATATTTTCAGCAGTGTATAATTTTGGTTCTGGAAAAACTTCCTTAATCCGCTTACGTGCTTCTTTTGATTTTATCTTTCCTTGAAATAAATCTTCTGCAGCTTGTTGTGCTTCTGGTATGTTTTTTTGTCTTTGAGATTCAGGTAGTGTATTAGCTTCTTGCCATTCTTTTAATTTGTCTGGATTGTCTACTAATTTTTCTGCCTGATTTATATCTTGTTTACGAAATGATTTTGTAACAGCACGTAACCCTTTGGCTGCTGCATCACCAACCATAGGCACTGCACCCATTAAACCTGCAGCACCCTCAATCATAGCACCTGTAGTATCGCCACGTTGCAGTGCTTCATCAACACGCTTTTCTGCTAATGCCTCACTAACACCGGGAATAGATTCAACAGCAATATCTCTAGCAGTACGACCAGCAGTCTTTAATCCTTTCATTTGTTCTTGTAGGATTTCTTCTTTTGGTCTTGTTTCAGCATCTTGAATATCCTGCTGAATCATCTGTTGCATTTGTTCGTTAAGAGCCATCTGCTTTAGCTATGTCCTCACGTAAACGTCTTATCTTACGCAGTGCTTCAATAGCACCTTGTGCTTTGTGTACATCAACCATATTGTTAGATTGTTCTAGTACTTTATGTTGCTGTGCAATAAGCACATCTAGGTAATTACTGAAGTGGTCCCATTGGCGGTTGCTGCTGACCAACCCCTTCAGCTTGCTGAGTATTTCCTTGTCCATTCGCACTAAATCCTTGTTCACCCGGTACAGGAGCCTGTCCCATACCTATGTTGCCACCACCTGCACCTGTTGGGTCCATTGCATCAGCACCTGCTGGTGGTGTCATGCCACCCTGCTCTTGTTGCATTGGTGCTTGGAAGCCCTTCATAATTTCTGCTTGCAGTGCAGCTTCATCCATATTGTTAGTAACTTTGTCGGGGTCTAGGTCCATAGACTTTGCAATCTCACGGATTACATATTGGAACTTAGCAAAGGGTGCGAGTGCAGGATTACTTGCGATCTGCAAGAACTGCATTAATCTTTGGCTACGCACTTCATTAGCCATAAGGCTTTCTGTACCACGTGCCTTAACTTCTAAATCGCCTTTAATTTCTGGGTCAAAGTCAAACTGCATATTGAAGCGGAAAAAACCTTCACCCAATGGTCGTAACAAATAATCATCCACATTCTTAATAACAGTTTTTGTGCTACCCTGCGCAGCACCCATCAACATTGAGATACCTGAAGCTGTACGCCCTACGCCCTGCACACCTGTCTGTCCGTGTGCAAACGATGGAAAACCTGTGCTTTCATCTGCTAATACACGTGCTTTATCAAACAACATCATATTTTCAGATGAAACATTAGGAAACTTTGTACCAAAGATAGCTTGGCCCGGTGCGCCACCCTGCCGCCGGAATACCTTGCCCGGATACAATGACAAGTCCTGACCCGGCACCAAGTTTGTTTCATCTACTTCTACAATTAAATTGCCTGACAATACAGCATTGTCAACAGCCATACGCATAAACCCATTCATCAGTGTTTGCGTATCGTCCATGTTTTCTGCAATACCAACACCAAAAAATGAATATGGGTTCAGTTCATACGGTGCAGCAGCATATGGAATCTTAGAAGGTTTAAATGGATTAAGAACCATACGAAGCAATTTGTTGTTACAAATCCACACGTTGGCTTGTAGTTCATCAAACTCTTGTAGTTCTTTTGGAATATTAATACCCTGCTCTTCTAGCAATTCTGTATCAACCATGCCCCAATATTCAAGGACTTCAAAACGATCCACACCATGCTCTGGTGCATAGTCTGACAAGTCATCTTCCCAGTATTGCTTGGTATAATTTTCACCCATAGCAATTACTTCATTAATAACTTCACCACGGAAGTAAGGACGTTTTTTTAAATTACGCAGTTGTGTACGTGACATCTTGTGACGTTCAATCACAAACTGTGCTTCGTCCATATTATTTGCGTCTGGGTCTGGATAAAAGTTCCAGACAGATACATAGTTAACTTGTGGAATTGTTTTAAACAATGGGTCATATTCTCCACTGTCATTCCAATTAGGATATTCTTTGTCAATAGCAAACGGCCCTTTCATAACGCCAGTGCCAAATAAAGCCATTTCAAATGCTGCATTACGTAAATGTTTAGATGCGCCTGACTCTTCTAACTGGTCGTGTATTTTCTTTTGCATTTTCTTTGCTGCAATCATTGCAGGGCTAAATGCAATAGCCGTTGGTGTTTTACCCGGACCTTCTTTTAATTTATCTTGTATTGGTTCAAGTTTGTTTTCCAACACCCCAAGTTTATCTTGTAGTGTCTGTATTGTTGCACCGGGCGGTAAATCTTTACCGTCTCCTGCAAAACCGTAGGGACTGGAAAGAGCAGTTTCACTACGCAGTTCTTCTGGTTCTTTAGGGTCAAAATGTACATCGGCAACCACACCTTCAGGCAACTCCGTTGGTTCTACAGACAAAGGAAAACGCTGGTTAGCAAACAGAACATCAACAATCTGCCCGTATGCTGCCAGCGTTTTAGTTTTTGTTACTTTAATAAATACTCGTGATTTTTCAGATTCAGTAAACTGAACATCAGGCCCATACAAACCACGATAGTTGCGATATGCTTTTAGCCAACGCTGTTCATCATCATAACGATAGTCTTCAGATCGTTTATAACGCTCTAGTACAAATGGAATAATATTACTTACGTCTACGTCTGAAACAGATGTATCCTCACTATCTTCTAGTGCGATAGCATCATCTTCAATCATGATTTCATCTTCATCCATAATGTTTATCCTTAGTATCCAAAGGTTGCGTCTGCTACTTGCATACCGCCACCGGGTCTACCCATTGGGTCATAATCAAATATACTAAACCTTGGTCTGGACATTATACCATACCTTAACGCATCGTACAAGTGGTCTTCCGATTTCGTGTCAATATCTTCTGGATTTTTCTTGTCCAGAGGAATGGACGGTAGCTGGGCAACGAGGTTTGTGCAAGTATCAAAGAAAACAAGTCTAGGCTCCTCTGTAAATTCATCTATTTGTAGTCTACGGTGTATCTCGTTTTTACCAGCTACCCGACTACCTCTACTTCTATCTGATGGTCGCCAGCGGCACCCTCGCTGTATCATCTGTTCTGCTAGGGATGGTCCTGTGTCTCCACGCTTGTGCCAAAGCGAACTATCCAAAACTCCGTATTTAATATTTCCGTCTTCTGCTTCTAAATCCAGAATCATATCTGCCAAGTCTGTGGCAAGGACTTTAGAAACGTAGAGTTCTCTATATACCACAAGTTGTTCGCTAGGCGCAACGGCAAACCAAACAACAGCACTATAGCTACCGTAGCCATAGTCGCAAGCACGAAACTTAACCCAGTTACTAGGGATACGATAAGGCTCGACAACATGAACAGAGCGATCAAACTCAGTGAATGCCGCACCTTCTTTGATATCCCAGTCACCTTCAAGAAGTTGTCTACGTTGCTGCTCTGGAAGTGATAAGAGCATGGCTTCGTAATCTCCTGCTTCCGCAAGGTATGGATTATCAGCGAGTCTTGCCGGAATAAATCGTCTTTTAAATAAAGGCTTTCCAGCCTTGCTATGTCCTGCGGGGTATCGCAAGACTTCTGTTGTTTCAATATCTGTTGCATCGAAGGCTCTATTATATGGCGAAGGGTCAATGAACATCTTCTTAACCCAGTGATGACCTCTTCCGCCGGGGTTAGTCGTAGCCCTCATAAAAATTGGCAAATCTGGTGCAGTGGACCGTAGACGTGACCGCATATAATTCCATGCGTATGGCGATTGCCACTGCGTCAATTCGTCAAAGCCTATCCAGCTAAAAGCTAGACCCTGATAGCGCAGGACATCTTCATCTCTGTCGAGGTATGACATCCACAATCTCGCACCAGATGGCGCAGTCCACTGCATTTTTCTTTCTGACCACTTAATACCGGGCCAGATTTTTGGGTACAACTCCTGCGACTTAAATATAAGTTCTCGCAACTCCTCTGTGGTATGTCGCAGCAGAAGCCCGCTAAATTGTGGATGCCCCATGTATCGTAAAGGGTCTGCAAGCATGGCGTAACTTTTGCCGCCACCTGCAGAACCCCCATACAAAACTTCTCTTTCACTTGCAGCCAAAAACTCCGTCTGTGGTCCGGGGTTTGGCTTAAACAACACATTAGCGTGTTCTTCTATGCTTTCTGTTTCATATGAAACTTCTTCAATCTTAGCTGCTGGCTCTGGAGCCTGTTCTTTGGCTGCTGATTTCTTCCGCCTTGGCGATTGCCTTTTCCGCATATTCTGCCCACTTGCGGAGGCTTGCAGCTTGATTCTTACGTCTTCGCTCATTATCTAGTCGTTTCCTCAATCCTACATGCGAGATATATCTGCCAGTCTGTGTACTCAACCAGTTTGCTACCTCACGGTAGCTGTATTGATTTACGTGCTGTCTAGCTTTCTCTAGCAAATCCAATTCAATTGGTATAGGTTGAAGAATGTCGGGGTCTTCATCATCCTGTTTATATCCGAATGGTACTGTACGTGCAATACGTGGGATAGCTATCCATTCGTTTTCTTCTTTAATGTCTGTTGGCTGTGGTAGCTTCCACTTGCCTATGCTTCTACTCATCGTCCTCAACAGGTGCTTTAGGCGGCATAAGCATAACGCCGCCACTTGCTTCTACCTGCATCTTCTCTGTTTTTACCAGACCTACACGGTCAAGCAGTTCTTTAGCTGCAGACATCTTATCACGAATACCCAACTCAGTCGGGTCATACAATGCACCTGTCATCGCCATCGCAGCTTTCGGCGCATTACGAGCCATGTACATTTGTGTTGCCTCAAGGATTTCTTCTTTAAGACCTTTAATAATTTCCGAAGTACTAGAAGAGTCAGCATATCCCGCAATCTTTTTAGCTTGTACCATATCGCCTTTTGCTTCTTCAAACAAAACGTCTAAGAATACTCTTTGCTTTACTGTAAGTTCTCTAGCCATTATTTTCTTTTTCTGTTATCTACTGTGTTCACAACCATGCCGCCTTTGCGCATATCATTACTACCAAAAAATTTTTTAAGGTATTTATATGCATCAGCAATAGACCTGCCAGTTTCACTTGCAAACTGCTCTAGTTTTTCATAAGAAAAAAACTTAGCATCTTCTTCTTTGTAGCCATCGAATGTTTTTCCTTTGCGGCTAATATTTTTGAATTTCATTTCTTTTTCAGACACTAAAACTCTCCGTTGTGCATAGCATTAGCCAGCTTAGTAGCCCTGCCTTTTACTTGCTTTGCCCACCTGCTGTCCAGCATCTCTTTTGCTGCAGTTGGATAGTCTTCATCGTGTACAGCAGCCCACATCTTCTTAAACTTACACAAGCGTGGTACACCCATGTTAAATGCCATATCTATCAATATAAGCTGACGTACAGAGTCTAACCTGTCCACGCAAGGGTGCGCACGTACCAGTTCTTCCTCGACAATCTGTACGTCATTCTCTGCTAGATAGACCGCATCAGCTTCGGTGATTCCGTATTCATACACGTGTTCAATAGTAGGAATGTCTAGGTCATCTAGTTC